ATTAACTGGTTCATTAGTTAAAAAAGCAGTTAGAGATTTAACTAAAAATAATATCAAGAGATTTGATGATGGATATTATCATGCAGTAATTAGTGCAGAACAAGCATACGATTTAATGAATGACACTGCAAACGGTGGATGGATTGATGCTAACAAATACACTAATGCTATGCCTTTATTAAAAGGTGAAATCGGATGTTATGGTGGAGTTAGATTTAAAGTATCTAGTGAAACTATGACTGGTGAAGGTGCATCAGGTGCAGCAGTACATAAAGGATTAATTTATGGTAAAAACACATATGGTGTTCCAGAAATTGGTTCAGGTGCTGCAAAGCCAAGAATTATTGTTAAACAAAAAGGTTCAGCAGGAACAAACGACCCACTAGATCAAAGAGGTTCTATTGGATGGAAAGCTATGTTTGCTTGCCAACGTTTAAATGAACTTGGAATCGTAAGAGTTGAAACAGGAGTGTCTGCATAAGGCATTCCTTTTCTTATATAAGAAATAATAGAAAAGAGGAAATAAGATGGCTAAAGAAGTCAAAAATTTAGATGAAAATAAAAATGTAACTCCAGAAATGGACAAAGAAAACCCAGTTAATGAAAATGAAGCATTAATGGAAGAAATGAGAAAATTAAAAGAGGAGCTTCAAGCAGAGAGAGAAGCGATTGCTAAAGAAAGAGAAGATTTAACTGCGGAAAAAGAAAAAATTGCAGCAGAACTAAAACTTCAACGTTCTGATGTTGTTATTAGTAAGGAAGATAAACAAAATGATTTTGAAGAAGCAAAAAGAACTGCTGATAAATTAAATAAAGATTTAATCAAAATTAAGATTCCTGTAGACAAAGAAAACCCAGGTGAAAAACTTGTTCCAGTTACTATTAATGGATGGACTTGGACAATTAAACGTGGAGAAGCTGTAGAAGTTCCAGTAGCAGTAGCAGAATTATTAGAAGGTGCTAATTATCTTTAGCATCTTTTTCATCAAGTTAGTAGATTAGTGAGTGCAACTCTCACAAACTTGACCTAGAAAGGAGCTGTTAATATGACATGGGGAGAAATCCAAATAGAAAGTTTAAAGAAAATGTTTTTAAATAAAGAAATATTAAAAATAGAAGAATTAGAAACATATAAAACAGATAAAAAATATAAAACATATTTAGATGCAATGCCACAGGCTTGCAATGAAGCAATTAATTATATTATAAATCTAGAACCGATTATAAAAGTGGAAGAATTAGAAAAAACTGCCGAAAATGATAAATATGACTTAAAAGAATTAATTAGTGATTATAAAAAATTCCATAACATTAGTTCTGAATATTCAGTAATGTGGAAAATGTTAACTAAAAATATTATAAAAATAGATGGATGGAAACAAGGTAATATTGATATATATTATGAAGCATATCCAAAAAAAGTAACAGGGTCCACATCTGCGGCAACAAAAATAGATTTAGAAGAAACATTTACTAGATTAATTCCACTATATATAGCAGGGGAATTATATAAAGATGATGATTTAACTTTATCAACAATGTATATGAATGAGTTTATGACAAATTTAAATTCAATGATAGATAACAATAATTTTATCAACAATAATATTCAAAGTACTTATAGAATGGAGTGGTAATTATGTATAGCATTCCTGCACAAGCAAAAAAAAATTATTATAGAAATCAAAAATTTAAAGGTGTTGATTTTACATCATCAGAATTAGAAGTAAGCGATAGTAGAAGTCCAAATGCTAAAAATGTAATTAATAATAATGGATATATAGAATCACGAAATGGATATAAAGTATTAAATACAATTGGAAGTAGAATAAATGGTGTGTGGAATATTGATACAGAAGATGAAGAATTATTTTTAGTACATTCTGGAACTTGTTTGTATCAATGCTCAAGTGACTTTAAAGAAAGTGTATTGATATTTAATGGAATGAGTAACAATCGTTCTGTAGGATTGTATTTTGACGAATATTTATTAATATTTGATGGCGTCAGAACCGTAGTGTTTTCAAAATTTGATGGAACTAATTATGAAACTAAATTTTTAGATGAATGCGGATACATTCCTATAACATCAATAGCAAGAGATGCAAATGGTGGTGGAACTAGTTATGATAAATTCAATCTAATTAGTCCATATGCTATTAATACATTTTTGCCATCTAAAATAGAAACAGGATTAGATTCTGAAGGTAATCCTACATATAAAGACCAAGATATATTCAAATTAGATAGGCAAAACATACTAGAAGTAACATTAGTACAGGTTATGGACGAAAATGCTAATTGGATAGATAAAAAACCAACAACAGATTATACATATGATTTAACCAAAGGTGAAGTATATTTTACTCCAGGAGAAAGTCCTGTCTTAGGTAGAGATAGTGTTAAGATAATGTATAAGTATGATAATTCAGCAGATGTTTCAAAAATAAATAAATGTACTATAGCGACACTATATGGATATGAAGGTAATAACTCTAGAATATTTGCTAGCGGAAATCCGAAATATCCAAACTATGATTATTGGTGTGAACAAGATAATCCATTATACTGGCCTGATGAAAATTTTGCAAAAATAGGTATTGAACCAATAATAGGATATTCAAAATTAAATGATGGAACATTAGCTATTCATAAAAAACATAGTGATACAGATAATACGATATTTTATAGAAGTTACAACTTATTAAATGAAACTGAAGTGTTTCCGTTGCAAGATGGTGTAAAAAATATCGGATGTGTTAGTAGATATGCTAATGCAAATTTATTAAATGATCCATTAATATTAACCGAGAGTGGAGTATTTGCTATCGTTGGAAGTGAATATCAAGAAAAATTTGCTATGCAAAGAAGTTATTATGTTAATGGTAAATTGCTTAAAGAAGAAAATATGGAAGAAGCAATTGGAATTAGTGTAGATGGTAAATATTATCTAGGTATCAACAATCATGTTTATATAGCTGATAGTAGATATTTAAGTTATCCATCTAATGCTAAAACAGAACAATACCAATATGAATGGTATTATTGGGATAATATACCTGCAAGAGTATTTTTTTCTTGGAATAATAAATTATATTTTGGAACTGAAGATGGAAGAATATGTACTTTTACCGAAGAATATCAAGATATAGATGTACCAGTTGATGTACATTGGGAAACACCATATTTAGATATGGGTACAACACAATATGCTAAAACAATAAAAACAGTAACATTGATATTAAATCCAAAAGAAATAACAGATATAACATTTGCATATTTGACTGATGATGGAGAATCGGAAATAATTAAGAAAAATTATACTAGCAGTAACTATGCTAAAACAATAAATGAAAAAGAAAAAATTTCTAAATTTATGTTTGTGAAATTTATAATGAAAAATAATACCTCAAATAAAATGAGTTTTGAAGAATTAGGATGTGAATTTATCCTAGCAGGAAGATACAAAGGAGAGTGATAAAGTGGCTACAATAAGTAATAATGTTAAATTATGGCAACAAGAAGCAGAAGAACAAGCAAAAAAATATTCTGATGAAATAAAAAATAGTAATCAATATTTAATAGATCAATTGAATCAACAAAAACAAAATACATTAGAACAATTACAAGCACAAGAAAATAATGCAATTTATAATTTAAATTCAAATAAATCAAATATTAATCAAACAGCAGAAGATAGCGCTAGACAAGCAAATATTAATAGATTATTAAGTTTAAAAAGCAATGAACAAGCATTAAATAGAGCAGGATTAGGAACTCAAGGTATAGTCGGAAGTCAAAACGCTGCAATTAATAATAGTTATGGAGAAAATTTAACTTCAATACTAAATCAAAAAACAAGTGATTTAAGAGAGTTAGAAAAAGAAAAAAATGATACTTTATTAAAATATAATGAAAATAGATTGAATTTATCTAATGAATATGATAGTAATTTAGCAAATTTACAAGCATCAATAGATGATAAAGCATTAAGTCAATACAATACAGTCTACAACAACTATCTAGCTATGAAACAACAAGAATATGAAAATGAACAAAACAGATTAGCAGCAGAAGAAGCAATTAGGCAATATAATGAACAAATGGAATATAAAAAGCAACAAGATGCTATAGCTAATGCTCAAATGTGGGCACAAATAAATGCACAAAAAAATTCATATGACTTTGACGATGAAAATAATGGTAGTGATAACAAAACAACGCAAGTAACAATGCCAGACGGATATTATTCTTCTAAAGCAGATATTGCCAAAGCATTGGGCTTATCAGTAGCAGGGGATTTTGAGAGTTATATAGATAATGATTATATAGATGAAGTTGTAATAAATGGACAAACATATTACAAAAAAGGAAGCAAAACACCATCATCAAATTCTAACAACAAAAATAGTTCTTCGACAAAAAAACAAAACACATCATTGTTAGATAGATTACTTAATGCAAGAAATGGCGGTATGTTTTAAGGAGGAATTACATGGCTAGATATGTTTATAATAATGGTAAAATGGAACAAGTAGATAAAAAAGGCAATGTAATAAATAATAAAGTTCCAATAACAAATTTAAAACGTAATTCAAATGTAAGAATAACAAATAGTAAAAAAAATAATACTGTGTTAGATAAAACAGGAGCAACACTAGGAAATACATTATTACTTTTAGGTAAAGGTATCGTAGATAAAGGTGAACAAGCATTAGATTTTTTAAATGATTGGACCGCTAAAACTAATTCTGCAGCATACAAACTTCTTGGTAGGGATGATTTAGCAAAACAAGAAACTGAAAGTAGAAGAAATTTTATAGAAAGAGATTTAACTAGCGAATTAGGAGAAAAAACTGGAGCTAGTCAACAAATAACAAATAATGAACAAAATGGTTCATTATTAACAAGAGATAATTTAGGTGGTCAAGTAGTTCAAGCTGTAGGCGGTATGATACCTACATTATTGCTAGGTAAAGCAACAGGAATAGGTGAATTAAATAATGCACTTAATGCATCTAAAATGGGAACTTTGACCAAAGTAGGAACATCAGCATTAATCAATGCACCAACAAATGCAATGTTAGCAAGTAGTAGTTATGGAGGAGCACTAGAAGAAGCATATTTAAATAGCGCTACCGAAGCAGAAGCTACAAAGTATGCTATAGGTTCAACCGCAGTAGAAATTGCATCAGAATGGATAACTGGTGGAGTTCCTGGAACAAATGGAAAAGGCGGATTAGATAATTTAGCCGAAAAAAGTATAGATAAAATTAGTAATAAATTAGTTAAGGATTTAACTAGATATGGTTATAAAATGATTGGTGAGGGCGCAGAAGAAGGAATTGCAGAAATAATGTCACCAATATTAAAAAATGCTACATATTCCAAAAATGAAAAAGTAGATTGGAATAATGTTATTAATAGTGCAATAGTAGGTGGTATATCTGCTGGAATAATAGAAGCACCAAATACAGTAAGTAATATATCTAATGATATAAGACAAAATAAGAATAATACTAAATTACCGACTGTTAATGATTTAGTAAAACAAGAAAATAATGCTAATTTTAATAATACAATTTTGCCTACAATTAATGATTTTACGAAAAATAATACAACTGAAAAAACTAATATTTTTTCTAAACAAATAGATGAAGTATTGAATGGTACATATCCTAAAAAAGATATGTTAATTGTAAGTGAAAGTACACCACAAATTTTACAAGAATTAGGATTAAAAAATTTTCCTATAACTATGACTCAAAAACATTTGGATACTATTATGAATAAAGAAGGTAAATATTCTGGGGCTAATTATCACAATTTAGGAGTGGATGTTGTTAAACAATTACCAGAAGCATTAGCAAGACCATTGAATGTATTAAAATCTTCAACAAAAAATGATAGCATTGTCGTAGTAACAGATTTATCGGATCTTAATGATAATATAGTTATTGCTAGTATCGCAATAGATGGAAAAGGAAGAATTAACGACATAATAATAGATAGTAATGTAATGACAAGTGCATATGGCAAAAATAATTATGATATTTGGATGCAAAAAAATAAAGATAATATAATTTATGATATAGATGAAGACACAAAAAAAGGAAATAGTACGAGGATCCAATATCCAAGAAGTACTATTCCCTTTGTTGCTAATAATATACCACAATCCAACCAAAATGTCAAATCTAGCATATTACCTATTACTAATAATATGCAGAATAATGATAATAATACTATAAATATGTCAACGGTTGAAAATAAAAAAGTAACAAATCCAATAGAAATTTCTAAATTAACTAGGCAAGACTCAAATACAACACCAATACTAAAAAAAATAAATGTTAGTACAGGAGATGGTGAAAGCAAATTTGCATCAAATATAAGAAATAAAACAGATATGTTAAGCGAAAGTAGTAAAGATTCAATACTATCAAGTGATGATGTTAGGTTCTATGAAAAAGTAACTAATCAAGAGAGTTTAGACAAAGCATTTGAAAGATTGAATAAGAATGGTAAAAGTGAAACTGAAAATTGGTTAAGAAAAAATAGTGAAAATGCAACAAGTGTAGATGTTGCTGAAGGATGGATATTATTAAAACAATATCAAGATAGTATAGCAAAAGAAACAGATATAAATACAAAAAATGAATTAAATAGATCCATGGTAGAGGTAGCAAAAAAACTTCGAGAAATAGGAACTAAAGCAGGTCAAACGAT